CTAAATTAAAATTTATTTATCCCTTTACTGGGGGAGTAGTCATGCCCGACGAAACCTTAGTGAAGGGATTTTATTTTATGGTAAAAATAAATCAAAATGACATTTTAAGTTATAAAATAATTAATTTAAGATATAGAAAAACAGATGATTATTCTAAAGGAGGTTTTTATATGATAAAGCATATAAAAAGTGGAAAATCTTACATAGGAAAGTCAATTGATTACATGGCAAGGCTTAAGCAACACACTTATATTTCAAATAAACAAACTACCATTGACGTTGCTTTAAAGGGAAATTTAAACGAATTTGAATTTTATTTAATATTTGATTATAAAGTTTTCAATATAGATTATTTCAATAGAAAACTTGAAACAATAATAGAACAAAAATTAATACAAGAATATAAAACTTATACACCAAACGGATTTAACGTAAGATATTATGGACATATTTAAATTAAATAGATATTTTTGGGATTACGCATTTAATAACCCTGAAAAAATAAAACCTAACCATTGTGCAATTTATTATTTTGCATTGGAGCATTGTAATAGATTGGGATGGAAACAAAAATTTGGTTTTCCAACATCAATGGTATTAGAAGCAACTGGTATAAAAAGTTATTCTGTTTATAAAAAAACATTTGATGATTTGGTTGAATTTGGTTTATTTGAAGTAATAGAATATTCAAAAAATCAATACTCAAGTAATATAATTGCTTTGAAAGAAAATTACAAAGCACTTGATAAAGCACTTGATAAAGCATTGATAAAGCACGATACAAAGCAAAGCGAAAGCACTATACAAAGCATTGATAGTATAGATAAACAAATAACAATAAACAAAGAACAAATAACAATACCTTTTGACTCTTTTTGGGATTTATATCCAAATAAGGTAGCAAAAAAGAAATGTTTTGAAAAATGGGGAAAAATAAAAGAAACAGATAAAAGAAAAATAATTGAAACTCTACCTAATTTTATAAATTATAAACCATTTGAAACATACAACCACCCTAATCCTGAAACTTATTTAAATCAAGAAAGATGGAATGATGAATTAAAACCTTTAAAAGAAAAACTATACAATATAAAATGCAGACACGCATTTGGTGAGTTTTATCCCGAAAAGGTTAATCAATCGAAAATAGATGAATACAAAAAAAGAGGTGAATTTGTTGAAATACTAAAAGAATTATGACCTACTCAGATTTCGGGATAACAATCCCAAATGGAAAATATACGGGACAGGTTTACACTACCTGCCCGAAGTGTTCTGCTTCTCGCAAAAAGAAACATGATAAATGTTTGGGTATTAATTTAGACCAACAAATTTGGCATTGCAGTCATCCTACTTGCAATTGGAAAGGTCGTTTACCTAAAGAAATATTTATCGAAGAAAAGGTTTACGTTAAGCCAGTTTGGAAAAACAAAACAGAATTAAGTCAAAAGGCGGTTAAGTGGTTTGAAGGTAGGGGCGTTAATCAACAAACTTTAATCGACTTTAGAATTTCAGAAGGTTTGGAGTGGATGCCACAAACAGCAAAAGAAGAAAACACAATCCAATTTAATTACTTTGATGAAGAAAATGAACTTGTAAACGTAAAGTACAGAGATGGAAACAAGCACTTTAAACTCTATAAGGATGCTAAACTAATCTTTTACAACCTAAACGGGTTTAGTTTTGATAGTGATGCGTTTTTATGTGAAGGGGAAATAGATTGTTTATCTATTTATCAAAGTGGCTTTAAAAACGTTTTAAGCGTTCCAAATGGGGCTAACATAAAAACAAACAATTTAGAGTACTTTGATAGGGTTGCTCACAAGTTTACAAACACCCCATTAATTTACTTATGTTTTGACAATGATAATGCTGGGCGTAGGTTGTTAGATGAATTTGCAGAACGTTTAGGGAAAGAACGTTGTAAGATAGTTACTTTTAAAGACTGCAAAGATGCGAATGAATGTTTACAAAAGTACGGGATACAAGGTATAATCGAATCTATTTCAGAAGCTAAAGAGTTTCCATTGGAAGGTGTTTTCACTATTGAAGATATGACCGACGAAATAGCGGATATGTATGAAAATGGATTGGAGAAAGGTTTTAACATTGGACACACTCGATTTGATAAGTGCTTAACTTTTGTTAAAGGTTATATTACAACAGTTACGGGAATACCTGGACATGGTAAAAGTGAGTTTGTCGATGAAATAGTATTACGTTTAAACATTAATCATGGGTGGCGGTGTGCTTTCTATTCACCCGAAAACAAACCTACTAAACTACATTTCAGTAAGTTAGCCCGTAAAATAATTGGTAAAAGTTGGGATGTTGGTTACTATGACCGAATGACTTTTTTAGAAGTTCAAATGGTACAAAAAGCACTTAACAATAATATTTGGTTTGTTAAGCCCGAAAATGATTTTAGTTTAGAATCTATATTAGAACACGTTAAACAATTAAAGTTAAAGCATGGTATTGATTGCTTTGTTATTGATGCTTGGAATAAGTTAGAGCATAAGTATGGGGCAAGTGAAACTAAATACATTGGAGAGAGTTTAGATATGTTAGCTAACTTCTGCGAACTTTATAATGTTCATTGCTTCTTAGTTGCTCATCCTCGTAAGATAGGTAAAGACAAATCAAGTGGCAAATACGAAGTACCAACTCTTTACGATATTGCAGGTTCTGCTAACTTCTTTAATAAGTCAGATAATGGGCTTTGTGTTTATAGAGATGAAAATAACAAAACATTTGTTTATGTTCAAAAGGTAAAGTTTAGCCATTGGGGAATGATAGGCTTTTCAGATTTTACTTACCATGCTCAAAGTGGTAGGTATATTGAAGAAGGTAGCTTTTATCATGCTGGTAGTTGGGTATCTTTAGCAAGTGAGCTACAAGCATTGGAACAAAATAATAATTTTTTAACCAACACAGAAGATGACCCGTTTTAAAAAAAATTAGGAATTAAAAAATAATTTGTATATTTGCTTTATGAACGAATACGAAATTAGAGCGTTTTGGATTAAATGACAATCGATAAAAATAAGTGCTATTTGTGTAACGTTAAGTAAATGGCAAAGGATAAATCAATAGGATTAACGGATAAGCAAGAGAAATTTTGTCAGGAATACCTTATTGATTTGAACGGAACACAGGCAGCAATTAGGGCTGGTTATAGTAAGAATACGGCTAATGAGATAGCTGCAGAGAACTTAGCTAAACTTAGTATTCAAAATTATTTAAACGAGCTTAGAAAGCCATTAGCTGAAAAGGTTGGTATTACTCAAGAGATGGTACTTAATGAACTTGCTAAATGTGGATTCGCTAATTTAAAGGATTACCTTTCAGATGACTTAAGCGTGAATAGCCTTAGCGATATTGATACTAATAAAGCTGGTGCAATAGCTTCTTTAAAGAAAAACGTTACTACTTTTGAAGGCGGCGAATCTGTTACTACTGAGATAAAGCTTCACGACAAAATCAAGTCGCTTGAATTGATTGGTAAACATTTAGGTTTCTTTGAGAAAGACAATAAACAACAAGGCAATACAGTTGTTGTTACACCAGCAACACCTGAGCAACTAAAAGAAATTGCGAAGAAATTAAACGATGAATTTTAATGAATTAGCAGTTGCTAAAGTAATGTGTATGCAAGATACTTTGTTTTTCGCAAGGTACTTTTTTAAACACATGAATAATAAAAAGTTTGTTATTGGCGAACACCACAAGTTAATATCTCAGGCATTAGATAGGGTGTATAAAGGCGAGTGCAAACGTTTAATTATAAACATTGCGCCACGTTATGGTAAAACTGAATTGGCTGTAAAATTTGCTATCGCTAAAGGCTTATCACTTAATCCTAAATCACGTTATATTCATTTAAGCTACTCGCAAACATTAGCACTTGATAATTCTGAATACGTGAGGGACTTAGTAAAGTCAGATGCTTACAAACAAATGTTTCCCAATGTAAAAGTAAAGCCAGGGACTGATGCAAAAGAGAAATGGTACACAACAGAGGGAGGCGGTATTTATGCAACAGCCTCAGGCGGTCAAGTAACTGGTTTCGGAGCTGGTATTGTAGATGAGGTTGGAAAAGATATTGATAGTGATTGGGTCAATTCAATAGAATCATTTGGTGGTGCAATTATAATTGATGACCCTTTAAAACCTGAAGATGCGCAATATGATAACAAGCGAGAGAAAGTTAATGAGCGTTTCGATACAACAATAGTAAATCGTGTAAATAGTCGAAATACTCCTATAATAATAATCATGCAGCGTGTACATGAAAACGATTTATGTGGTCATGTTATGAAGAATTATAAGGATTGGGAAGTACTTTCTTTGCCTGTAATTAAACAAGATGGTACTGCTTTATGGGAGTTTAAGCATACTATTGAAGAATTAAATGATTTACGACTGGCTAATGAGTTTGTATTCGAAACTCAAATGATGCAAAACCCACGCCCAAAAGAAGGGTTATTGTTTCCAAAAGATGAGTTAAGATACTTTAATCCTAATGAAAAACATACATTTGAAAGCTCAATCGCTTATAGTGATATTGCAGATGCTGGTAATGACCATACATCAATGCCAATAGGTAGAAATAAGGGTAAAGATATTTACATAACATCGTGGTTATTTTCTCAAGATATTTCAGATATTACTATTCCACTATCGATACAAGCCTGTAAAGAGCAAAGCGTTAATTATTGGCGTGTTGAATCTAATAGCATGGGTGCAATGTATGTAAGAGATGCAGCAAGAGCAATAGAGGAATCGGGATTAAGCACCGAAATTTATCCAGCGTTTTCATCAACAAATAAACATACCCGTATATTAATGGATGCTGGATTTGTAAAGAAACATTTTGTATTTATCCACCCCGACCATCAAAGCAAAGAGTATAAAAAAGCATTTGATGAGATGTGCCAATACACAAAAAACGGAACATCTAAAAAAGATGATTCACCTGATAGTATAAGTGGATTAGCTATGTGGGCGAGATCTTGTTTACCTCACTTATACTCCTAAATGATTTGTTACTATTTGTGAGGCTTGTTGTTGAGATATTAAACCACCTGTTACAGCTTCGTTAAGCGATTTAACCATGCCATCAAAACCTTCGTATTTATTGTTTAGTATAGATAAATGAGAGTAATCAAGTATTAAACGTTTAGTATTATCTAATCCTAACTCTTTACCAAACTTTTGTGTCCATTGGTCAGCGAATGGCTGTATATTATCTTGGTACGCTTGAATCATTGCGTTCTTTACATTCTCATACGTTTGATTTTTTGAACTGAATAAGTTAGCGTTAAGATTAAAGTGGTCGCAAATAGTTAGTTTATTTTGGTCTATTTGTTCACTCAACATTAATTCCCTTGTTGGATAACCAAAAGGCGTATATGTTACCTGGGCAGAAGTAAATAACATTCTTGCTTTGTCATTATCTACACCTGTTCCGTATGAATTCAATCGCCCTTGTTCAAGCCTTTTAATCTCTTTATCATCCTTTGGTATTGATCCGACTGAATCCTTTGGAGTTGCCGTACTAATCATACCAATCGCCCCACGTTCACCCGAAATGATATTAAGGTAATCATACGCTAATTTTGTATTTGTTAGTGGGAAACGTAAAGATTTTAATGGGCTTGTCCCAACTAATGGATTATCTAAATCAGCGTTCTTAGTCCAAATAACCTCATTAGTATCAAAGTATCTTTCTTTGCCTTGCCCAGTGTATTTATATTTCTCAATTATACCATCTAAAGAAGTTTGCTCGAATACTTTTCCAGTAAACATAGGCTCAATATAACGAGGTGAAACATTACGAACAGAATAAGGATATTTTTTTAAGCTAACTTTATTTTTGTATTGAAATGAATTACCATAAACGTGATATTGAATCCAGTATGTTTTTAGGAACTCGTTTTGAGATTCTAAAACATTTGGGTTTTCAAGTAGCTTCATTAACTCAACATCTTCAATCTGTGTGCCAGATTTAATATCAATTACCTTAAATACACCATTACTAAACATAGAAGCGCCCTTATTTATAACTTGGTTTAGTTCAGATATTTCATTGTATAGTCTGTATGGAATATCAGTATCAAGGTAAACAGCTCCACGTGTTCCAATCATTTCTGATTTGCTGTTAAAAAATATACGCTCTGATTGTTTGCGGCTAAAGAAATCGCCTAATCGGTGAAAGAAGTTGTTTTCATTCATGTTGATAAGTGTTAGGTATCTATCCTAAAATACTTGTTAATAACTTTTTATTATACATTTGTAAACGTTTGTTGTCGGATACAAATATAATAATTATATTTGCAATTGTTAATACTATTTTATTAACATACAAGTTTTTTGGATAAATACCAAACACTTTTAACAATGGCAAAAAAATTAACAGCTTCTGAAATAAAGAAGTTAAAAGCGGATAAGGGAGTTTTAGTATCAACTAATACAGTTGTTACAAAATGAAATATCCACAATTCAATACTAAAGCCGAACTCTTTAAATACTTAAAGGAAAATAAGTCTTTACTTATAACAGAGAAAAAATCTTCATTAAAAAAAGCAGATTCAATTTCTTATTGTGTTCCTGTTTTTAATGCAAAAGGTGATGTTATAAAGTCAGCACCAAACGTATTAGATGGTCAAGTTGACTTAGAAGAAATAAAGGTAAGTGTTGTAATTAATACTACTAATATTCTTGATTCGCACGGGGATGTTCACATGAAAGGTATTTGGACAAAATCTTTAAAAGAACAAAAGAATCTTTATTTACTTCAAGAGCATAACATGGATTTTGAACATGTAATTACTGATTCTTTAACTGCTTCCGCAAAATCTTATACATGGTCTGAACTTGGTTTTCCTGAGTTTAAAGGTAATACAGAGGCACTAATATTTGATGCAAATGTTTTGTCCGATAGGAATGAATTTATGTTTGAGCAATACATAAAAGGTTATGTTAAGAATCATTCAGTAGGTATGATGTATGTTAACTTATTCCTTTGTATTAACTCTGATGAAAAGTATTATCGTGAAGAAAAAGATAACTGGGATAAATACATTAATGAAGTAGTAAATAAACAGGATGCTATCGACTTAGGGTATTTTTGGGCAGTTACAGAGGCAAAAGTTATAGAAGGTTCTGCAGTATTAAGAGGCTCAAACTATGCTACACCAACATTATCAGTTACTACAACACAAAATATTGAAGCCGATACTATCACTTCAAGCAAAGACGAGCCGCTAATAAGCACTCAAACAAAAGAAGGATTAGATTACAATTTTTTATTAAACAACTTAAAAAAAACTTAAAACAATAGTTATGAAAAACTTATTTTACAGAAAATTAAACGGAATGGCTGGACTTAAAGAAAAGCGCACATTCAAATTAAAATCAATTGCTGGTATTGCATTAATGCTTATTGCATTTTTCACTATTTCAGCATTTACAAACGATGCAAGTACAGGTACTATGATTGCTCCACTCTTTGGATTAGCAGCTATTAAACGTGATCCAAATCAAAGCGGTAGTACATTAACAGTTGAGCAAGAAAAACAAAATCTTTTAACTGAGATTAAAGGATTGATTTCTAATAAAGCAGACGTTAATACTATCAAAGATTTAGAAAACGTACTTAATCTTTACAAAGAGCGTACAGAAAATGCAGCTACTAAAGAAGAAGTAGAAACAATTAAGAACGCTTTAATCAACATTGAAACTATTGTAAAAGCTATAAAAGAAGATGGAAATAAAGTAGTTAAAGGTAACGATTTACGTGAAGCTTTAGAAGCTAATAAAGAGGCTTTAAGAGCATTAAAAGCAGGTGGTAAGCGTGAAGATATGAAAGGCTTTACATTAACAGTTAACAAGGCTGTTGGTACAATGTTAGAGTCTGCTAATATCTCAGGTGGAAACGTTCCAGTAGAACAACGTATTGCTGGTTTAAACACTATTGCATCTCGTAGAATCCGTTTAATGGATTTATTTACTAAAGGTACTGCAACATCTAATTTAATTAGCTGGGTGTATCAATCAGGTAAAGAAGGTGCAGCTGGTGGAACTGCTGAAGGTGCTACTAAAAACCAAATTGATTTTGATTTAGTAGTTGCTTCACAAGTAGTTTGCAAACGTACTGCTTACATTAAAATATCTGATGAGATGATTGATGATATTGATTTTATCAATTCAGAAATCAACAATGAGTTGATGAGAGAATTAATTAAAGATATTGAGTTAACGGCTTACTCAGGAAACGGAACTGCACCAGCATTAAATGGGGTTCGTACTGTTGCTACTGCTTTTGCTGCTGGTTCATTTGCTTTAGCTATTGATAATGCAAATCAAGTTGATGTGCTATCAGTTGCTAAAAACCAAATATTAATCGCTGACCAACCAGCTCCGAATGCTATCTTAATGCACCCTACTGATGTAACTAAATTATTAGTTGCTAAAGTTAGTTCAACTGATAAACGTTATATCGAGAGATTGCAGTTAATTGGTGGTTCATTGTCAATGGATGGTATTCCAATTATACCTACAACATTAGTAACTGTTGATACTTACTTAATCGGTTCGTTTGACCTTGCTACCTTGTATGAAAAAGGACAATTATCTATTGAGGTTGGTTTAGATGGAAATGATTTTACAAAGAACTTACGTACAATTCGTGCTGAGTGGAGAGGTGCTTTAGTTGTTAAGAACAACGATAGAACTGCGTTTGTAAAAGGTACATTCTCAACTGATATGGCTGCTTTAGAAACAGCTTAATTTAACGGGGGTGTAATAGCCCCCTTTTAATAACAATTTAAAACATAAAACAATGGCAAAGCAAGAATCAAAAGTAGAAATTAAAGAAGTAGTAAAACCAACTGCAGTAGTAAAAGTATTAATGAATGGTACTGAATACGAAGTAAGTGGAGATGTTGCAAATGCTTTAATAGCTGCAAAAAGAGCTGAATTAATTAAGTAAATGGGAATACTAATAAATACAACGGATTTTGTAGGCAAGTATAATATTGCTTTTAATACAGCTGGTGAGGCTGAATTAGAGGCTTTTATTACTCAATATGAAACTCCATTATTATACGATTTATTAGGCAAAACATTATCTGATTTATTTATTGCAAGTGTTGTAAATAATTTACCAGTTGGATCAGCTTATTTAGCTATTTACAACGTTATCGAATTGGACTTGACATGTATAGTTGAGAGAAATGAAGGTATGAAAAACATGCTTTTAGGTTTCTTATTTTTTGAATGGATGCGTACTAATCCAATCAAATCAACAGTTAACGGACAGGTTATAATGACCAACGAAAATAGCAATCCAGTTATTGATAATTGGGGTATTACAAGAATTTACAACAATAGCATAAATGACTATCAAATTATTCAGTACTACATAAACCAAAATTTAACAGATTATCCAAATTACAAGGGGCAGTATAAAGGTTATGCTTCTCCTATTTAAAAATAATTTAATAAAAAAACAATATGTCTTGTACGTGCGAGAATTCAAAACAAAACTTAGGCGTAGTTAACTGCCAAGAGTTAATGAAGTATGCGGAGCATATCTTCTTAATTCCTTTGTCAGATGATGCTGGTGTTGCTAACAAAATAACGGCTAACACAGTATTAAACAATGCTGCTATCATAGCTAAATTAAATGATACTGATGCTTCACAACGTTGGTATTTACTAAAGAACGTAAAAAATGCAGTTATCGCAGAGCGTGGTGATGATGTAATGCAATCTTTTGATGATGGTTCTTCTGTATTTATCGAGGAAGGTGTAGCAAAAACATCATTCATAGCTGCAGGTCAATCGCCTGTATTTACAGGTAAATTAAAATCATTCCGTTGTGAGAAAATGGGATTCATGTTTGTTGATAAAGATGGCAAATTATGGGGTTACGCTTCTGATACAACGGGCGATATGTACCCGATTGCAATAATGGATAATTCATTATCTGTTAAACCATCTTATCCAACACCAACAAGTCAATACAATATCAATGTAAGCTTTGAATGGTCAAAAGATGCAACAGATGAAGGATTAGCTTCTTATTCAAATACTGTATCATGGGTTTCAACAACTATCCGCTCTTTATTGGATATTTTAGCTGGTGATGTAACTGGCGAAACTACAACAGGATTCACAATTGCTTTAGAAAAGGCTTATGGTGATTTAAACTCTAAACTACCTGCTAAGGGATTAGTTGCTGGTGATTTTACACTTTACAACGTAACAGATTCGGCTTCTGTAACTATTTCAACTTGCACCGAAAGTCCATCAGGAACTTATACGTTTACATTTGCCGCTCAAACTGCATCGGATGTAATTCGTTTATCAGGTTCTAAAAGTGGATTTGACTTCACAGCACTTGAATCAGCTACAATTATACTTTAATTAATAGCCCCTTTAATCGGGGGCTTTATACTTTTTGTTATGAGTAAATTGTTTTTTGAAATAGGTAATTTTTCATGCTACTTACCCGAAATGATAAACGTTGATAAAGAAACATTTTGTAGTACTTACAAAAGAAATGTGAATCGTGATATATCAACAGTTTGGGACATTATGCAAGAACGCATAAAAGAATTAGGGCTAAAAGAATCAATAAATGGTACAAGTTCCGAAGGTAATAAAGCAGCTGGAAACAAACATGAAAAGCATAACGCAAAAAAAGCTAATGCTGTTTCTGTTTCAAAACGCAGAGTTCCGAAAACTGATAATTGATTTAAACACTATAGACCAGCTTTATAATCAAGGCGTTGATAGTAGGGGCGTTTCATTAGGAGATTATACAGCGTACACAAAGAGCTTGAAGCAACAAAAAGGTGAGAGATATGACCACATTACGCTAAAAGACACGGGTGAATTTTACAAATCTTTTAGGATAATATTCACGGGCGATGCCTTACAAATAGTAGCTAACCCAATAAAAGACGATACAAACCTATTTAAAGAGTTTGGAATTGATATAGTAGGATTAACAGAAGATAGTATGAGTGTAGTAATTACAAAGGCACTACAACTGATTAAACCATACATTAAAAAACAGTTATTAAAGTGAAAGCATTAAATAAAATATATAACTGGATAAAAAACTTGGTTAATAAAAAACAAGTTGAGCCAATTAATGTACCTGTTGAAGAAAAAAAAGAAGAACCAAAGAAAGTTGTTAAACTAAAACAACTTAATCATTATACATCTATCGATAATCTGCCCCAATACAATTGGCGAATGATTAGCGAGAAAAACGATATTACTTTCATGTTAATTGACCGTAAAAAAATGGGAAATAAGCATGAATTAAAAGCGGCATTCGATAAGATAAAAGATGAATACATTGATACTTTTGGTATTAATGATAATTATAAAAGAATTTTAGAGTTAAAAAAAGAGATTGTTTGTCTTCAGATAGATGTTGCAATGGGCGATTTATTTATGGAAAACTTTTTGGACATTGCTAAAATGGAACTCGAAAGATTATTAAAAGCAACAGATAGCAATAAACCAAGCGAAACAACTGTAAGGTTATCCAAACACATGGGGTTTCAAGTTAACGAGCGTACTATAACAGTTCGTGAATATGCTGAAATGGTTAACGTAATGCAAAATGATTTAATACGTAAGGCGGCATGAGCGATAAAATAACCACAAATGACGTATTTGAGAGTGATTTTTTAGACAAAAGTTACCAAGCTGTTGAGAAAATAACTCAAGGGTTTAAGGATATGGCTGACCAAATCGGCAAGGTTACAATTGAACAAAAGGAATTTTTACAAGGCTTTAAGGTAACAAGTGCAGCCGATATTAAAAAGCTAAATGATGAGTTAGAAAAGGCACTAAAAAATGTTACCGAATTAAACAATGCTAACAAAGCAGCTACTCAAGGTGAAATTGAATTAGCAAAGATTAGACAGGCACAAGCTAAAGCATTACAAGAAGAAGAAAAAGCGGCTCAACAAAAGTTAAAGACTGAAAAGTTAGCGAATCAAGAAGGTAAAAAAACACTTACTATTTACCAGGAACAAAGTAGGGCGTTAACCGACTTAAGAAATAGGTACAAAGATTTAGCTTTAGTCGGTCGTGAGAATGGAATAGTTGCAAGGGGATTATTACAAGAAATAACAAAACTCGATGCTAAACTAAAAAGTGTTGATGCATCTGTCGGTCAATTTCAACGTAACGTAGGTAATTATACAAGTGCTTTAGATAGCTTTAAGGGAAGTGTTACAAATATATTAGGAGCCGCTGGTATTGGTTTAGGATTAAGCGAAGGGATTTCATTCCTTAAAGAATCATTTGCGGAGTTTCAAAAATCTGAAAAGGCTGCTAAAGAGTTAGA